GAGAGTAGCATCCGCTACAACAACCGTAAAAGCACCGGAAGTGCCTGTGGCTGTGGTTGTGATGACAGGATAGATTGACAGGCTGTATGGCGACAGGAAGTCATATGGACAAGCCAAGTACTTATTGCCGGTATTCAGTGAGCCTGTCACGTTCTTTCTCAAGTTGGCAATCTGCACCGTGTTATAGATGCGTTGCTCCGCCTGACGGATAAATGTATCCATGTCAGTCGTTGGGAAAGTGTTCTCGCAGTAATCAGTTACTGCGGTGACAAGCTGGCTGTAATTCATGCCATCGGGCCTCTAGACATAAAGCCTTTGGTAGCTGCACCTGCACCACGCATTTTGATACCAGACGTTTTAGCGGCTGGTTGTGAGCGGCGATACACGTTGCCTACAGCCATATTGACTGTGCCAGCATCACTGTGGTCAGGGCCAGAACCGGGATTGTCAGTAGCCTTAACAACTTTACCCGTCATGGTATGAGGCGTAGCGTAGACTTCGGCATCGCCAACTTCTTTGCCCATCATCTTTTTGCTAAATGTAGCCATAATTAACCTCGTTTCTGTGCGGCAATCTTTGCCAAACCACGACCCATAGTCTTCATGTCAGAGTTGGTTTTACCCTTACCCTTACCTTTTCCGCCCATCATTTCTTTTTGGGAAGGGCCGCTGGTAGGGAAAACTTGAACATCAGTTTTACCCTTTTTTGCAATGCCATCGGCTGATTTTGTGTATGCCATATTAAGCTCCTATCTGTATCGTTACTGTACCAACTTGTGCAGCTAATGCCAAGTAGTTTGGCGTTAAAGCTGAATCAAAAAACCTAGATCCGCCAACCGGATTCCATCCCCACTGAATATCCCGTGAACCACCTCCGGTGTACCCGTTAGCGTTTACACCAGAAGTTACATATGTTGTATCCCTACGTGGGTTACGCAAAGCTTGAGGATCATCCACCGGGAACGTTCCCAACATTAACTGCGGCTGGTCAGGATCCCAACATTCCGGACAGACTAACAGTTGATACTTACGCTGCTTAATGATCTCTGTCTTAAGCTTCTTAAGTTTAAACTGCTGTCCACAGCGATCACACATGGCAATCGCTATTTTGCCGGATGTAAACCTATTTCCCATTACGTACCACCAATAAACTGCTGGCGCGGAACAAACCTAACCGCAGCCTTCTCTCGGTCTTCACCGGCTGCAATCTCAAATGTTTCGTCGTAAATCTGTTTGAGCATCTGAATGCGAGGCATTAACTCAGGCACTTTAACGGCAATGTGGTACGCCAAACCTGCAACAACGCAGGGCAGGAAACGGAAGTTCATATCGGCTGTTTCTACACCACCGCCTGCATCTTGCACTCGGCGCAGTCTCCAATACACAAATTGATATGGAGTGCTGTTATCAGGAGTAGGCCATACGGTTACTGCGGGTAGTTGAGGCACAAACACCGCTGTACCTACGTTATGAGAAACCGCAGTTGTATTGTTCTGACCACGGTACACACCACCTAGGGTATTACCTGTGACGTAGGTGTAATAGATGTCTTCGCTATCAAGACGGATAAAGCCTGCCCCAGCTAACCCAACCACCGAGTTAAGGGTGATCGTCGTTGCCGTGGAGGTGACGGCTGTTTCAACCACTGATGCAGTTGGATTAACTTCGCCCGAAAGGCGCTGAATCCAAACTTGGATGGGTCGGGCTTGGCTGAGTTTGTTTGGGATTGTGGCATACGTAGAAACACTAATACGTGTGATGGTTAAGTCAGCCTGCGTAGAAGACGTGTTCTGCCCCGTGCGGATAACATGCTCAAGCAAGTCAATGGTATCTGTAGGCAGAGCATACGTGGCAAGTCCCGGAGTCAGGTTGATTACACCCTGCTCCATAGTCCACATGTTGATGCCTTTGTTCTGCCACTCTATGGTCATTAGGTTCATAGACCTACGTGCTGTACGTAAGTCATAACCCGAACGCATTTCCCGCCCAGCCCTCTCCCACGCTTCCTCGGCAATCTCCGTGAAGTCCATATTGAAGAGCGTTGAGCCGGTAGTGGTCATCTAAATCCTGCCGTTTTCTTTGCTATCGTTTTTGGTTGGGCTACAAACTGTTTGCCCGCCGCCTTGCCTGCGCGTTTGGCTTTGGTTGTAGCTGCGTACTCAGATGATGACAAAGACTTGATGGCCGCTTCGGGCAAATACCGCTCCCCCGTCTTGCTAGACGGTTTGCCAGACTTAGTGCGCCATTTCTGGTCGCCCCAATCTTTAAGCGATTTTTGAGGGGCTTTCAATCTCTATATCCTCCACCAGCTTCCTTGTATTTTTTAGCTACAAGTTGAGCTTTACGAGCAGACCATTCACCAGCGCCTGTACCATGCGTTGCCGCAGCTTTTACCTGAGACACAATTCTCTTACGCAAATCTGGCTTGGTATAGTTACCAGCAGCATTGACTTTACCGCCTTCGGCATACTGCGTAAAGTCGGTATCATCCCGGCGAGCCTTACGCTTGCCTTTGGGCATTTTGCTAGGGAGCATAGCACCCATTCCACGGCTTGCCATCATTTGGGATTACCTTTAGCTTTCTTGGCTAGAAACAATTTATCAACCATTTCTATCCGTTGAGGTTTAGTTGTAACCTTGTTAATAATACCAAGCCGCTTAGGTTTACTCGCGCCATAAAACCCAGCCTTCTTTAAAGACTTAACCACTTTAGCGGCAGGTTTTACGGTTGCCATGTCAGCACTTTCCACCGTTACGCATAGTAATCATTGTGCCCTTGGTTTTACCCTTGGTAGCACAACCATCAGCACGATTGGAAGCTGTGCCGCCTTTAGCCATTCTTTTTACAGATTTGCCATCAATATCTTGGGGCACAGGCATACCTTCACGAAACACTGTATCTTTAGGTGTAGACTTTTTGGGCGGTGGCATTTTAGGCGCAGGCTTTTTAACAGCCGGTACACCTTCAGGGTCTGTGGGTGGTTTACCCATTTCAGCAGTATAGATACCGCCTTCAGCGTATTTTTTCATACCTTAGCACTTTCCGCCGTAGTTCATTTTGACCATAGTGCCTTTGGTCTTGCCTTTAGTGGCACAACCATCCGCACGACTAGAGGCGGAAGAAACAGAGCCACCGCTCTTCATGCCTTTAGCACGAGTTTTTAGTAGTGCTTCTTCTTCAGGACGACGACCACTTCTAATATTTTTAGGGTCAATAAGTCCTTCGTCGTCAAAACGAGGGCCACTTCTAATATTAGATGGATCAATAAGCTTAGGAGAACTCGACTTAGGCTCTTTACGGCGTGTCAAACCTTGTTTAGCATTTAAGTAATCACGCAAATTGTCATAGCCTGATTTAGCTAATTCTTCTTTGGTAACAATGCCAGCTTTTTTAGGCTTTGGTGATGGCATAGCCGCAGGAGGTGCGCCACTATTGTCGTCTTCAGGCATAGTGCCTGAGCCGGGTTCAATAAACTCGTAGTTATTGATGTTTGGCTTCATGTTAATTCCTTAGCAGGCTCTGCCGCCCTTGTTCATGGCAATCATTGTGCCCTTGGTTTTACCTTTAGAGGCAATACCATCACGGCTTGATGAGGATTTAACTGAACCCATCTTAGATGGAGCCATACCGCCTTTGGAAAGCTTGGTCATTTCTGCGCCTTTGTGCAAACGGCCTTCGTGTTTGTTTACAGCCTTTTGCATCATGGACTTGTCCATCTTGACATCTTTGTGAGCCATGCCACCCTTAGCCATTTTGCCCTTGCCGTCAGCAGCAAAGTCAGGAACCATTTTGCCGCCCTTGTTGACCATAGTCATACCACCGTCAGCATATCCACCCATGTTCATCTTTTTCATGTCGCCACCTTTAAAAAATTTACGGCCTTTATCAGCCTTTGAAAAATCTTTTCCCACGGACTGTGGGACTCCTGCTTTCTTGGCGAACGATGGGTTATGAGCCACCGCCTCCATGAAATTGTGTTGCTTCTTACTTGTGCTCGGCATCATCAGCCTTTTTGAATAAGCTGGTCAATCTTTGCTTCAAGCTTGTTAAAGCGTTGGTCAATGTGATTTGTAATTCTGTCAACTTCTGCTTGAGTAACGTTATCACGAGCAACCTCCTCACGGGTTTTGTTCAACAGGATCGTGACACGAGCCAGCTCCCTGAACTTTTCATTCATCATGTAGCCAAGCAAACCTATCACTAAAGTTAGGATTGCCGACCATGCAGTGTTTAAATCTAACAATTCCATGCCCTCAATGCTTTATTGATGCGTGAATCCGGATCGTTGGCTGTCTTTGCACTCGTTAGCTTCTTTTTCATGCCGCCCATCCTCGCACAGAAAGAATCCTTGCGGGAGCCGCCTTCCGGCTGGGGAGGTTTCAAGTTCATACCTTGCGCTTTCGCGGAGGCTCGTCCTTTGGCGTTTAAACCGCCCTTCTCGGATTTGCCCTCTTTGCGTTGCCATGCTGGAGATTTAGCCATAAAACACCGTTGCTGTTACAGAACCGCCAAC